AGACATCTTCCAACAGTCCCACATCAACTTTGATGAGCGTTCTGAATTGGTACAGGTTGTATCTAAGTCTATTGCTCGCCGCATGGACCAGATTATGATCGATGCTCTGAACGCGGCCACTGGCACATCTACTGTTGCAACAACAATCGGTGGTGCTGGCACAAACATGAACATCGAAAAGCTCCGCGCTACTGCGAAAGCTATGAATGAGAAGAACGTACCTTCTGAAGGCCGTAACTTGCTCATGCATGCTTCTCAGCTCGATGCTTTGCTCGGTGAAACTGAAATCACAAGCCAAGACTTTGCTTCTGTCAAAGCTCTTGTCCAAGGTGAGATCAACACATTCATGGGCTTCAACATCTTGACAATGGGCGACCGTGACGAAGGCGGTATTCCTAAGCCTTCTACTCGTACTTGCTTTGCCTGGCACAAAGATTCGATGGGCTATGCTGAGTCGATGGCTCAGAAAACCGAAGTCAACTATGTCCCAGAAAAGACATCGTTCTTGGTTAGCTCCATGTTCTCTGCTGGTTCCGTCTCAATTGACGGCGAAGGCATTGTCAAAATTTCTTGCACTGAATAAGGAGAATAAGACATGGCATTCGCAACAGCAAATTGGGCAACAGTTGGCGCTTCTAAAAGCGGCAATGCTCCAGCTATTTACAGCTACAAGTCTGCTACAGACAACAAAGCTGCTATCGCTGGCTCTGGCTATTTCAACACAGTTGAAGCTCTTATCACTACTGGTGATTGGATCTACACATACGGCAGCGATGGCGGTCAAACGCTTGTCGCTACCAACACTGCTGGCGTTATCACAACGGCAGTAATCTAAAGAAAGAGGGGGCTGGACCCACTGGCCCCCTTTACCCTTTACGGAGAACGATTATGGCTGCTGGTGATACTTCACTCTCGATCTGCTCGGATGCTCTGATACTGTTGGGCGCTTCGCCCATTTCTTCTTTTACAGAAGGATCTGACTCAGCCCAGGCTTGTGATCGACTTTATCCAGATCTCCGTGACTCGCTGCTTTCAAACTATCAATGGAGTTGGAGCGTTAAAAAGGTGCAGCTAAATCGGCTGTCTACTGCTCCTATCGATGAGTGGAAGTATGCCTATCAAATGCCAGGGGATATGCTCTCCGGCGTCTTAGCCTTATTTACAAGCGCTGGTATTGGCGAGAACCCTGTCCGGTACGGGTGGGAAGTTTACGGCGATCAGCTATACACAAATTTCGAGAAGGTTTTTATCGACTACCAAGGTACAATCGATGAAAGCAAAATGCCAAATTACTTTGTGCGCCTTCTCCGCACCTCACTGGCTGCTGAGTTAGCCTTTACAATTACCGATCAGATTAGCAAGTCAGACTACTTTCGGGCCTTGGCATATGGCTCACCCGGTGAGTCAAACCGTGGTGGCTTGATGCGTGAGGCAATGAACATAGATAGTCGCGGTAAGCCGCCGCAGATCATTGAGGATTATTCTCTTATTGATGTGAGATACTAAAATGCGGATTATGCAGTTCCAAACGAACTTCTCGGTTGGTGAGCTTGATCCGCTTATCCGCGCTCGTACCGACCTGGAGCAATACAGAAACGCACTTGAGGAAGCTACGAATGTAATCATTCAGCCTCAGGGTGGGTTCAAGCGCCGGGATGGTACGAAGTTTATCTATGATTTTGGCTCAACTTTTACTGACTTCAAGGTAATCCCCTTTGAGTTTAGCGTTGATGATAGTTACCTCTTGGTGTTTGTCACTCAGAGGATCTATGTGTTTAAGGCTGGTGTCTTGCAGACCAATATCAACGGATCTGGCAATGACTATATTACAGCAACCGATATCACTACCGCTATGCTGGATGATATCAACTATACCCAGGCGGTTGATACGCTAATTCTCTGCCATGAGGATCTTCAGACTAAGAGGCTTGTGCGCAACAGTGATACAAGTTGGACGTTAGAAAACCTGCCAATTACGAACTTGCCTCAGTATGCTTATGCTTTTGATACGCATCAGCCAGACTTTACTATTACGCCAAGTGCATCCACGGGCAACATTACTATTACCGCATCTGACGTAACAACTGACACTGGAACAGCACAGGCGGGTGCATATGATACAATCACTCTTAAAGCTGCGTCTAGTTACACCACTGACGATCAACCAAACGGTATGTTTATTACCTTAACTTCTGGTACTGGATCAGGGCAAACACGGCACGTTGAGGACTATGTGGCCTCTACTAAGGTTTTGAGAGTATATCCTGCATGGGATACAGTGCCGGACAACACCACCGGATACAAGGTTGAAGCATTTGCTGAATCCGCTGTCGGTGAGTATGCTCAAGTAACAAGCACATTTGGTCGCGCTCGGTATGTCGAATTTGTTTCTGCGACTGAAATGAAGGCCGTTACGGAAGTGGACTTCTTTGACACCGATGCCGTTACTGCTGGTTTCTGGGAAAGTGAGCACGGCTACGAAGACGTTTGGTCCAGCACTCGCGGTTGGCCCAGGTCAGCCGCATTCCATGAGGGCCGGTTGTATTTTGGTGGATCTAAGTCTCGGCCAAATACCATCTGGGGGTCTGGTGTAATCAATTACTTTGATTTCAACGCCGGTACTGGCCTGGATGATGAGAGCGTTGAAGCAACGATCAACACCAATCAACTTAACACTATCGTCAACTTGTTCTCTGGCAACGACTTTCGGATCTTTACGACTGGTGGTGAGTTTGTAATTCTGCAAGGCACTAACGAGCCAATCACCCCCTCCACGTTCTTTGTGCGGCCACAAACTAGGCTTGGGGCAAAGTCAGGCATACCCATTGAAGAGCTAAATGGCGCGTCAATCTTTATCCAGCGTCAAGGTAAATCTATCAATGTGTTCCAGTTTGGTGACACTACAGCGTCCTATCAGGTGCGGAACATATCAGCTCTAAGCTCTCACTTGCTAAAAGATCCTGTGGATATGGCGGCGCGCAGGGCTGCGTCTACGGATGAGTCGGATCGCCTGTTTGTGGTCAACGGTACTGACGGATCGATGGCGGTTTACTCTATCCTGGTCGGTCAGAATGTTATTGCTCCAAGCCGGTTCACAACAGACGGTGAGTTTATAGCTGTGGGCGTTGAGGTTGCAGATGTTTATGTGATCGTTAAACGGACCATTGATGGCACTGACAACTATATGCTGGAGAAGTTTGACCCAGATCTTACGCTAGATAGCGCCAAGGAGGGTGGAGCGGCGTCCTCAGTGACGTTACAGCATCTTGAGGGGGAGACAGTCCAGATCATTAGAGATGGCGTCCTAGAGCCAGAACAGACGGTCCCAGGATCTCCTTACACAGTTACGTTTGCTTCTGCTGCTACGTCTAGCTACCAGGTTGGTTTGAATTACACGGTCACGGCTAGGACAATGCCTGCGGAGCCGGTGCTATCTTCTGGATCTGTGCAGGGATTTAAGAAACGTATTATCCAGGTTGATGCTATTGTGAATAGCACAAAGGATATGACGATTAACGGCAAGCAGATCTCGTTTAGAAACTTTGGCGAAGATGTGTTGGATTCGCCCGTTGAGCCTTTCACTGGCATAAAAACTGTGCATGGCTTGCTGGGATATAGCGGAACGGGGCAGATTACTATTAGCCAGAATGTTCCATTGGAAATGATTGTTCTTGGTCTTGAGTACCGTTTGAGCGTAGGGAGTTAATAAATGGAAGCTGCTTTTACAGCCATATCGATTGGAAGTAAGTTTGCTCAAGCTGGTGCGCAAAGAGATGTCGGCGCTGCGCAACAGGCGAGCTATGAGCGGCAGGCAGAACAGGCGGAGCTGCGCGGTCGATCAGAGGCTATTGCATACAAGCAGAAAGGGTCCGAAGCCTTGAAGCGATTGAATGAGACACTCGCTGCTATCATAGCTAGGGCTGGTGCTGGAAATGTTGATCCTACGTCTGGGTCTTCGGTTACATCCCAACAGTTTGCAATGGGCGAAGGCATCGAGGAGTTTAATATTGCCGCTGATAACGCCGCTTTGGCTCTTGGTGAGGGTTATACTCAAGGTGGTATTTACAGATCCGCTGGGTCTACAGCAAAGAAAACTGCGGACGTTGCTGCACTTGGTAGTGTTGGCGAGGCCGCTTATATGGCCGGTCAGTTAATATAGGTTAGGTTAGAATATGGCACAACTTCCACGATATCAGCGATTGGGCTTACAAACCCGTCAGCCGGGGAATATTGACTTTGCTGATATACGGGAACAGGCAAGGTATGCCGACACTCTTTCTCAGCAATTAAACCGGATGTCTGACTTCGCATTCAAGAAAGCCTCTGAGATGGCTGTTGAGCGCGGCCAGGAGCGTGTGCGCGAGGAAGGTGCTTTACCTACACTTGAAGCTATAGAAGAGAAGGGCGGCCCTAGAGGCATTGCTGAACGCGCTGCTGTTGAGGCGGCTAATCGGATTGCTGTGGTTGAGATTGAAACTCTTGCTACTGCTGATATGCAAGCATTAACGATTGAGGCTGACAAAAAGAATATGTCGATGCCTGCTTATCAAGCTGCATTGGCGGACATAAACGATGGGTACAAAGCTTCATTGTCTGTAGTTGATCCCGTTGCTGCCGGTGTTCTTGGCGCAAGACTGCAAGGTAAAACATCTGATTATCAGAATAGATATTCTGAGATAGCCTTTAGGAAGGCTAAAGCTGCTATGGCGCAGCGCGTCAACGACACTGTTTCCACAAGATCTCAAGCAATCGTAGACGGCGCAACCGCACCTGGGCTTGGTTCTACAGAAAGCGGCATTGAGCTTGCTGTCACTGAGCTCGTGCAGGCTCAAATAGATATTGGTGTTGGGGAAAAAACTGCCAATAAAGTAGCTCAATCAACCCTCAAGGTAGCAATAAAAGAAAACAGGATTTATCAATTCAACGAAGCTGCCGGAATAAATGAAAAAAGGTTTTTGCTTGAGAAGTATAAAGAGAAGCCTCTGCCTGGGGTTTCTTATTCAGAGAATTTAAATTTTGTAAACAGGCTTGAAGCAAACCTTGCAAGTGAAATAGCTACAGGGAAAAAAGAAACGGTTGATTACATTAACAATAATGCAACCATTGCTATGCAAACCGGAGCACCTTCTCCTGATTTTTCTTTAGACGAAAATAAGATATTTGATCTGTTTGGTGAGGAAGAGGGTCAGAGGGTAATTGACTCATGGGAAAGCACTATGGATCTAGTCAACAATGTTGGCTCCCTTAGTGACATGACCGCAGAGGATGCGCTCTCGGTATTAAAGCAGTTGAACGAAGATATTAAAACATCTGATGATGCTCAGGTTGCGATCAGCAGAATGGAAACTTTTCGCCAAGCCATTGTTGACAAGCAAACGGCTCTTCAAGATGACGCTGCAAAGTATGTAATATCGACAAATAAAGAAGTAAGTCAGAGTTTAGCCGAAGTTCAAGAGAGCATTAACGAAGGAAACTTTGCTCTTGCCAGTTCAGAGCTGGCTTTTGTTTTTGACCAGATTCAAACAAAGTACGAACAGACCGGCGTTCCCGAAGCCCAAAGAAACCTTATGCCAAAAGAGTTTGCTTCTAGCATTGTAACCATGTTGGATAATGTTGATGCCGATGTAGCTACTACGATTTTTTCTGGAATTGGAAAAGATCTAGGAGATAAGTATGCCAACAAGTTTATTACTGAGCTTCGTAATGCTGGTTTGGCTCCGGAGTATGTCAGAAGTATGTACTTGCAGGATAATGACAAGATCAAGCTTGAGCTTGCTACTGTTTCCAGAATGGATGCAAAGGATCTTAAAGAAAATCTTCCAACAGACACAGACAGTAAGTTTAGAGAAATTATAAACACAGACCCACAGCTCGTTTCGTACCAACAAGCGTATCTGAACGGTGCCGATAGCGAGGGATTGTCGATTGTCGATGAGCAACTTGAAGTTGTTAAGAAGGTGGCAATGTGGAGAATGCGGAATGGTGCCGATGCTAAGACAGCATTCAACAGCGCGCTTAACGATGTTATTCCAGACTATAAACAAACTGTTAGCGATGAAACAGGAACCTACGTTGTCCCAATAGGCGTTTCTCAAATTGATGTTAGTCAAAATCTTCAGCTATTAAAGCAGGACGATGCACTAAAAGCGGCGTTTGATATTTATGGCTTTGACATACCAAGATCTGTGACTGTTCCTGATTTTGTGGATGAGGCAATAGCTTTCACTTCATTGGCGGATTATGGTGAGTTCGTAAATAATAGCACAGGTGACGGTCTTGAGTTGCATTACGATGATGAAGGAACGCTCCTGCCAACTGGCTTTGTAATTAAGTTTAAAGACTTAGGCGCTGTAGTCGATAGGGTCTACAATAGTTTCCCAGGCGGTCAGGAAAATCTGCGTTTGATGAGAATGGCTCAAAATGAGGGTAGGGTGCTTTCTGGCGGAATAACCGGCGGACTAAGTGACTTCATCACACCCTCAACGGTCGAGGCTTCTCCAATAGTTAGCCCAGCAGAAGGCGCTGCCGCAGAGGGTAAAAAGTTTGCCGATGATTTTAATAGGAATAAATAGTCAATGTTGCAACCGCGTCCGCTAAACACTCAAAATAGATTGCTTGCTGTAACGACTGCGGACAGGCTTAGAGTAACTTTGGGCCGCGCAGCTACAGAGATTTCTGAAACCCCAATGTTTCGCAAGCTTTTGGCTCAGTCTTTTGAGCAGACCGCAGCGGCAACAACGGCTATAACGGAAGAACAACGTACTGAGTTCTATGAAGCGGATAGAGAGCGCATTCGGCGTCAAGGACTTATAGAGCAAGACTTGGCGTTAGAGACTGACCCTGTAAAGTATGAGGCGCTTCGCTCTGCGTTAGAAGGTATCTATGCCGAGCGTGAAACCCAGAAAAACATTTTCTTTGAACAAGCCGTGCAGGCTGGAAGGCTTAAAAGTCCGGATGAACTTAGAGAGCAATTTGGCGATTTGCTTGAGTTTGCTGATGATAGATTTATGCCGGAAGCAGAAGCTCGACTTTTGTATGACAACAAGAAGGCAGAAGTCATAAGGAACGCCATTATTTCCAGAAGCCCGAGTGGTTTTATCCCTGGCTTGGCTAAATTTGGCGCTGGTATGTTAGCAATGGCTACGGACCCCCTTGAGTTTAGTTTAATGTTTGTTCCATTTGTCGGACCAGGTTCGAGGGCTGCGGCTGTAGCAAAGTATGGTAAAACCTTGGGCCGCGCCAGAACGGGTGCAATCGAGGGTGTGGGTGGCGCAGTATTGGTTGAGCCCTTTGTCTATGGCCTGTCGAAGCAACAACAGCTTGATTACACGATGACAGAAGCGCTTTTCAATGTTGGTGCCGGTGGTGTTCTAGGCGGCATTTTGAGCCCACTCACAGCCGCATTTGCCCGTAAGTTAGGAAAGATCAGCACAAAAGACACCATTAACTTTGACACTATAGAGGCAGAAGTTAGGGCTGAGATGGATGCTGTGGAACTTCCAGAGCAAGCTTCGGCGTCCAATGTGTTTAAGGCTAGAAAGCTAAAGAAACAGCAACGAGCTTTGAAGCTTAATTACGAGACCGCTCTTAGGCAGATGATTAATGACCAAGGCGTAAAGGTCGATGTCTTAATTCCAACAGTAAAAGCCTCTGACCGCCCTGTAGACATCCTCACATTTATTAAACGCCGTGGAGGTATTAACGATAATGACCCTACATTCCGGGGCGAACTAAAAAACCTAGAGATCACACCTGTTTCTGGTTATTTGAACTCAAAAACAAACAAGATGGTCTATCGATCAGCAAGCAATCCAAAGAGTGAAAACAATTTAGACGATATGGCTGAAGCTGCTTTCGAAGCGGGATATATAGATGCCAGAGACACAAACCTTCTTATGGAAGCTATCGGTGAAACAAAACGTGGCAATTCGGTCTTCGCCCGAGAAGATTTTGAAGAGGCTGAATCGTGGCGCCAGGCCAATAATTCTGTAAGCGATGCCGAAGCTGAGTTGAGCATGAGGAACGATATCCGGCAAGAGCTTGAGGCTAACGGGATCAAAGATGCGTCCGATGAAGAGATTGCCCTTACTGTTGATGAAATGTCTGAAAGCGGCTCTGATGTAATGATAGCATATGCAAACGTGTCTAACATGGCCCGAGACGTTGCATCCCGTATTGCCGCTCAGGAAAAAGAAGTGAAGGCTCAAAAGCTGGCCGAGTATGCAGAAGATATTGATAGCGATCCTTTTGCTGATACTCAAGCTGCCGAAAGGTTTAGGTCTTCATTAGAAGAAAGTAATCTTGATAATGAAATAGCAACGTCAGAATATCTTGTTTTACAATCTCAGGAGCGTGGAGAGCTTATGGACTACCATATCGAAGAGATGAAAACATTGAAACGAATTGATGAAGAGGCAGAAGCTTATTCTGACTTATCTAAAAAGGCTGCGGCCTGTATGGCGGTGTCGTAATGGAAAGTTGCTTAGTTGATATTACCAAGGCTAACAAAGGACGTTTAAGCGACAATCAGCTTAAACAGATCATTAAAGAGCTAGATAATGAGAAGAAGGCCAGGGGCGCACAAAGGGGGCTAAAGAGCGCAGAGGACGCAATCTTTGAACGCGGTCTGGTCATGGGCAAAGAGGCCGAGATTGCAGCTAAGATCGAAAAGCGCAATCGATACATGAACATTCTCAAAGAACAAAAGATCATGACGATGGTTCGCCGTGCAGATGAAATGACTGGCGATCCCTCTCTTGGTTTAGACGCAGTTCTTGTTGGTACTAGCAGGGCATTTGAGGGCGCTGGGAGATCAGTAGATGCGCTGAACGGTGCGTTAATGGGCGAGTACGCCGGTGGACTTATTGCTGATCTAAAAAAAGCTAAATTGTTAACGCAGTTTAATAATATGAAGGGCGACTTTGAACGAGAGGTTGCAAACGTATTAGGGGATCTCAACAGGAAAGACCCGAAGGGCGTTATAGAAATCAAAGATAAGCTTGATGATGGAACAGAGAGAATTATCAAAATAAGTGAGGAAGCCAAGCAACTTGGTGAAATCCTATTTAAGTATCAACGTGCCGCTCTCAAGCGAGAAAATATAGCTGGATCATTTATCAGACTGAAAGAAGGTCGAGTAGTTACAGCAAGTCACGATCAAAGGCGAATGGTCAAAGAAGGAAAGCAAGCCTGGTCTGAATATGTAAATGAGCATATTGATTGGAATAGAACGCTTGAAGGTGAGTATAAGATATCCATGGACATGACCGATGAGGCGGCCAAGGCTGCGATAGTCGCTTCAAGAATGGAATTTCTGGACAGGACTTATACTGCAATCGTCAGCGGCGTCAGGAAGCAGGGAGACCGTGCAGAAATAGCTAAGGCATTTACCGGACCCGGAAACCTTGCAAAGAAAGAAAGCGCCTCTGCACTGCTGACTTTTAAGACTCCTGATGATTGGTACAATTACGATCAAAAGTTTGGCAAAGCCTCTTTGCGTGAAGCCTATATGCAGGATCTAAATTCTGCGGCCAGGTCAACAGCGCTAATGGAGATGCTAGGGACTAACCCAGAGGCTATGGTTGATCGTGTAATAAAGCGCATGGAAGTAGATTACAGAGACGATCCTAAGAAACTTGCAAGAATTAAAAGGGAGGCGTCTGCGCTTACATTCAAGGCTGCTCTCGATGAGGTTACTGGTGACATTAACATTGGCTCACATACGCCTATAGCCAGGTATATGCACGGGTTTCGTGCGTTGCAGACCATGGCAAAGCTGGGTGGCGCGTGGATCTCTGCCTTATCAGATGTGGCATTCATAGCATCAAACAGAATGTATCAGGGCCGATCTATGATGGATGCCTGGAATGATGGTCTGACTGCGGTGTTCAAGGGCATGAACGCTGGTGAGATGCGTGAGTTTTCAGACCGGCTTTCTGTTGGAATAGAAGGGCAGCTTGGTGACTTTATGTCTCGCTTTAACGCTGCTGATGATGTTCCAGGGCAAACCTCTAAGCTATTAGGCCAGTTCTTTAAGCTTAACCTGTTGCAACCTTGGACCGAAAGTAACAAGCGCGGCGTGACGCTAATGATTGCAAACGATCTTGGTCGTGAGGCCTCTAAGGGCTTTGATAAGATCCCAGAAGATTTGAGGCGCATTCTAGGCATATACGGCATAGACGCAAAAGGCTGGGACGCTGCTCGAAAGGGAGCAAAGAAAGGGCCGGACGGTCAGACCTATCTTGTCCCCGGTGAGATCGGTGATCTGAATGTTAGAGAGAATATGTTTGCTCTGCTGGTTTCAGAAGCGGATAACGCGGTTCCATCACCGGGCGCAAAAGAGAGAGCAATCCTTAGACGCGGGTATCGTCCCGGCACATTGGCTGGTGAAGGCATTCGTTTTCTTACTCAGTTTAAGTCATTTGGAGTAACAGCTCTGACCAAGCCTCTTGCGAGACAGGTATATGGCTATGGCTCTAAGTCTTTAAACGAACAGCTCAAGCGCGGTGTCGGAGCTAATCTTGGCTTAATCAACACAGTCGCCGGGACAACCGTTCTTGGTTATTATGTTATGCAGCTCAAAGAAGTTGCAAAGGGCCGGGAGATGAGAGAGGCCTCACCGGAGGCGTTCCTTGCGGCAGCACTACAGGGCGGCGGTTTAGGTATATACGGTGACTTCTTATTTGGTGAAGCCAATAGATATGGCGGCGGCACACTGGAGACGCTGGCTGGTCCGGGCATCGGAACGGTGTCTGAAATTATAGATCTGCTTCAGAGAGCTAGAGGGGTTGTCACTGGTGGAGATGTGGACTTTGGCGGTGATGCAATCAGACTTCTTAAAAGCAACACGCCATTCGCAAATCTATTCTACACAAAAGAGGCTATGAATTACATGGTTTGGTATCAGCTACAGGAAATGAATAATCCAGGCTATTTGGAAAGAGCAGAGCGAAGGGCTGAAAATCAGAATGACACTAAGTATTGGGCCGCACCATCGAGCTTCGTCCAAACGGGCGGCGGGTTCAGATAAGTATTATTGGAATGGCAAAAGAAATCTGCTATAGAGTGAACAAAGGAACGGGAAAACGACATGAGTGATATCGCAATTAATCCAGTAACCCGCCGGGTTCAGTTCACAGGCAATACCGGAACCGGTCCATATGCCTTTACCTTCAACATCTTGGTCGATGGTGATATCGCAGTCTTCAAGGGGACTACGGAGCTAACGCTTACTACTGATTACACGGTCAGTATTAACGCGAATGGAACGGGGTCTATCACTCTAACTGTTGCCCTCATAGCATCTGACGTTCTTACAATCATTGGTGGTCGTGAGCTTTCCCGCACGACAGACTTTGTTACAGCCGGGGATCTTCTGGCTTCTAGCTTAAACGAACAGCTAGACAGTAACGTGATTATGACCCAACAGCTTGATGAGAAGCTTGGGCGCGGTCTGTTTGTGAACCCTGGTGATGTGTTCACTGACCTAGAGCTTCCCCTGAAGGATGATCGCAAAGG